TTGGTTTTAGACCATCCATCTTATTATTACCCAATGATAAAGACGCAATACGGATGGTCAGACGGAAAGACAACAGTTTGGAATGATGAGTTGGAATGGAGAAAGGCACAAGAGAAATGAGAGATGGCGGTAAAGGTGACAAGAAGCGTCCGTTAACAATACCAAAAGAACAGTTTGAGAGTAACTGGGATAAGATTTTCAAGAAACCAGTTAAGCAGGATAAGCCTTTTGGTTTAGATAACGTCGTAGATGAAACAAATAAGCGTAAACAAAAATGATGTTTTTTAGAGTTGTCTTTACAATACTTGCAGTTATCTTTACAATAAACATGATACAGACTGTTATGCTGTATAATGCTAGAGGTGATGTATATTCCTGCGAAGAAGTAACGAAGCAAGACCCTATCGATGTACAAAAGATGTGCGAGAGAAAATGGAAACGAAGACAGTAGTATTAGACATAGAAACAAATCTACTTCATGATGTAATCTGGTGCTGTGTTACGTTGCATAGAGAGACTAACGAAATTAAAGTCTGGAAAGACAAGGAAGGTTTAAATGAGTACTTACGAAATGCAGTCACCATTATCGGTCATAATCTTATTGCCTTTGATGCCCCTATTCTTAATCGTGTTTGGGGAACTAAAATCAAGGCTTCACAGTGTGATGACACTCTTTTGCTTTCTAGGCTTAGTAATTCTGCTCGTGATGGTGGGCATTCTTTAGAAGCATGGGGCAATACGCTAGGTTACAACAAGATTGAGTTTAGTGACTTTGACGGTGGTTTAACAGATGAGATGATTACTTACTGTATTCGAGATGTTGAGCTAACTAGCAAAGTCTATGACATGCTTTGGCAAGAATTAGACAAGAACAAGATTAGCGATGCAGCAATTAAACTTGAGTATGAAGTACAAGTTATTTTAACGGAGATGGAGAAGAATGGATTCAAGCTTGACGTACCCTATGCACAGACGCTGCTCTGTACAATTAAGACGGAGATGGCGAGTATCGAGGAAGACTTACAGAAAATCTTCCCACCGATTGTTACGGAGCGTGTCTCAGAAAAAACAGGTAAACGCCTCAAAGATGATGTTGAAGTTTTTAACGTGGGTTCTAGACAACAAATTGCAAAGCGTCTCATGTCTAAAGGTTGGAAACCAACTAAATCAACAGAGAAGGGTCAAGTTATTGTTGATGAAGCGGTACTTGAGACTGTAGATATACCTGAAGCGAAACCTATAGCACGTTATCTTACGCTACAAAAGAGAGCTTCGCAGTTAGATTCATGGTTAGAACACTTAGGAAAGGACGGGAGAGTACATGGTAAAGTTATTGGTTTTGGTGCTGTTACTGGCAGAGCTACTCACTCTAGTCCTAACATGGCACAAGTCCCTGCGACCCGAGCAGTCTTGGGAAAGGAATTCAGGTCGTGTTGGACGGTGGAAAGCGGAAACGTATTGGTGGGTGTTGACCTTAGTGGTATTGAACTTCGATGCTTTGCTCATTACCTTAATGATAAAGAATATATAAATGAAACAGTATACGGTGATGTCCACACTAGAAATCAGCAGGCTTTTGGGGTTGCCACGAGAGACCTTGCGAAGACTGTTCTTTATGCGACTTTGTACGGAGCCTCACCTACCAAGATTGGTACAGTTATTGGTGCTACTCCAAAAGAAGGAGCCAAGATTATCGATAATTTCTGTAAAGCAGTTCCGGCGTACCAAAGGCTTAAAGCCAAGGTTGAACGCATTTCTGAAAAGGGAAGGATATCTGGGCTTGGCGGCTATCAAATTATTGTCAGGTCGGCTCATTCGTCGCTCAACACGTTACTACAAAGTGCAGGGGCAATCATTGCAAAACAGTGGCTTGTTCAAATCAAAAAAAACTTGAAAGATGAAGGTATTCCGTACAAGCTAGTAGCATGGATTCACGATGAAGTACAGATTGAATGTCCTAAAGAATATGGGGACAGAGTCGGAGAAGTGGTCGTTCACTCTGCCAAAGAAGCAGGAGAGATATTGAAGTTCCGTTGTCCAGTCGGGGCTGAATATGGTGTTGCAGAAAACTGGGCAGGCAGCCACTAAATGTGGTATAATAGTAGTTCGCAGTTTAACTAAATTAAGAGGAATCAACATTATGAGTACAGGTAAATCAGTAGCAGTTCAGGCAGACGTATTTTGGGCATGTACACAAACTCCTAATCCTACATCGGATAAAGAGCAGTACACAATCAACTTGTCTAACCTATCAGATAAAGCAAAAGCAGCATTAGAAGAGCTAGGTATTACAGTTCGTAGCAACGCTGAAAAGCGTGAAGCTGAGGGTAATTACATCACTTGTAAAAGTAACTACAAGATTGATGCTTTCACTCCTGAAGGCGAACTAATCTCTGCAGATAAGAAGATTGCTAACGGTAGTAAATGTACAGCAATCGTATCTTCTTATGAATGGAACTATCGTGGCAAAAAAGGTGTTAGCCCATCTTTGAAAAAGTTGACAATCACTAATCTGATTGAATACAAAGGTGCTAACGTCGAAGAGTTGGACGACGTTCTGTAATGCACATTCTCATTGATGGTGACATAATCGGGTATCGTATCGGGTTTTCTACTGAAGAGGAAAACGAGAAGATTGTTGTCTCTCGAGTTGCCACTTTCATTGAGACAATGCTTTGGGAGGACTTGCAAACTGAGTCCTACCAAGGCTACTTAACTGGTAAAGATAATTTTAGAAATGACATCGCAGTCACTGCTCCGTATAAAGGAAATCGCACAGCACCTAAGCCTAAGCATCTCCAATTTATTCGAGACTATCTTATCTCCGCATGGGACTTCAAAGTCTCCGAAGGGCAAGAAGCAGATGATGAGATTGCGATAGAGCACGTAGCAAGAGACTATGAGAGCGTTATAGCAAGTATTGATAAAGACTTCATGCAACTTCGTGGTCAGCATTGGAACTTTGTCAAGAAAGAAATGACAGTCATAACAGAAGAAGAAGCATTATTTAACTTTTATATACAGGTACTTACAGGTGACAGAGTTGACAACATTATTGGCCTCAAGGGTGTCGGCCCTGTTAAGGCTAAGCAAAGGCTCGCAGGATGTGAAAGTGCAGCAGAAATGTATCTTGCTTGTGTCGAAGCGTACGGCGGCTGTGAAGAGCGAGTCATCGAAAACTGTAGACTGCTCCACCTGCGACGGACACCAAATGAAATGTGGGAGCCCCCAAGATGATTGTACTTCTAAATAACCACGGACATCCAGACGAAAGGTTCAATGAATATGTTCAACGAGCTTCTCAATTTTATGCTGAGCAGTTATTCCCTAAACAACTCCTCAGACATCTTGTGGTCACTGTTAAGTTTAATAAGCATTTGGATGCTTATGGATACACTGGCGTCGAGAAAAGAAATACACGAGGACAAGCAAGGGAATTTTTAATTGAATTACATCCCTACATTTCAGGTAAACAGATTTTAAAAACACTTGCACACGAGTTTGTGCATGTAAAGCATTATGTATATGGAGAGTTAAATGAGGAGCAAACGGAATGGCAAGGTCAACCCTTCGACAGTGATGCAGTGGACTATTACGAACTGCCTTGGGAAATCGAAGCCCATGGAAGAGAGACTGGATTGTTTACAACCTTCGCTAAAAAGGAATCTTTATGGAATGTCTTTGAAGGTGTCGTCAATCCTGACACCCCTGTCGAACCTGTTCCGATAGGCTGGTTACATGAAGACCAGTTCAGCAAAACAAAAAGGCCGACTGTTGCAGCAGTTGGTGACAAAGAGCATCTTAAAAAACTTTCCGAACTTGGGGGAAAGGGACGTAAGGTCAACCTCAATGGGAGCACAAGGAGAGGACGTGCAGCTATCAGAAGCTGGTTTAAAAAGCTTTCCTTATGGAATAGAATGTAAGAACCTAGCAAAGATAGCAGTCTATAAGTTTTACGAGCAAGCACAGACTCATGGTAGTGCAGAGCCTTTAGTAGTAATCAAGCAAAACAGAAGTAAGCCGTTAGCAATAGTAGATTTAGAACACTTTATTGACCTAGTGAGGAAAGCAAATGAAAAACAAATTTGATTTAGAGAATGACATTATGAATGTCTGGGCTATTAAAGACCATCTTGATAAAGTAATTTGGCGTATGATGGACCATCCTGAAGTCATGTCTGAAGACCAAGTGTGGAATCATTTAGAAGCAGTAAAAAATAATATTGATTTACATTGCGAAGTTTTGTTTGATACTTATTTACAAGTGTTTCAGCTTAACGAATACGCTACTAAAGAAATGAAAGAATTACGTCAGCAGATGTTAGATGGTTTAACTAAAAAGGCTGACAAAGAAGATGCTGAGAAGTTTTGGGCAGAAAAAGGTTTACCTGAATTTCCTGTAAAGAAAAAAGGCAAGACTAAATGAAAATTCTATTACTTGATATTGAGTCTTCTCCGAACGTAGCACACGTTTGGGGTCTATGGCAACAGAACGTTGGAATCAATCAATTAATGGAATCTTCTTATGTATTATGCTGGGCTGCTAAGTGGCTCGGAGAAGATGAAATCATATTTGATTCTGTTCATAAATCAAAACCTAAAAAGATGCTGAAGGGAATCTATGACCTCCTCGATGATGCAGACGCCGTCATTCATTATAATGGTACTAAGTTTGACATTCCTACTCTTAACAAGGAATTCTTACTACATAATTATGCTCCACCATCGCCTTATAAACAGATTGATTTATTACGTGTTGCTCGCAGCCAGTTTCGTTTTCCTAGCAACAAACTGGACTACGTTGCTCAGCGATTAGGTCTCGGTAGCAAACAAGAACATGAAGGACACGACCTTTGGGTTAAGTGTATGAATGGAGATAAAGATGCTTGGAAACGTATGGAATCGTATAACATTCAAGATGTCGTTTTGCTTGAATCTTTGTATCGCCGTCTTCTTCCATGGGTCAAATCTCATCCTAATCATAATCTTTATGCCGATAGTACTGTGTGCCCCACCTGTGCTGGGCATAGATTACAAAAGCGTGGAACTGCTGTCTCGTCTACTGGAACTTATCAACGGTATCAGTGCAGGGATTGCGGAAGCTGGTCTCAAGGTACAAAAGCAATTAAAGGGTCGGTAGAGGTGAAACATGCGGTGTAGAATTCATAACATTGATTACCATACTTTGTGTCCACAGTGTATGCTAACAAGAACTGGAGCAGGTCCTAGTGATTCTTATTATCCTCCGGGAGCTACTAAGGACATGGTAAACTCTCCTGCTCATTACACTCAAGGCAACATTGAATGTATTAAAGCTATTGCGGAAGTAGTAAAAGATTTAGATGGTATGCAAGCAATGTGTACCGGCAACGCTATTAAATATCTGTGGCGTTGGAAGCACAAGAATGGTGCAGAAGATTTAAAAAAAGCAGTATGGTATATCCAAAGGATGATAGATGAGCTTGACTCTAAATGATATAATATATCGTCTCAAGCAATTAGATGAGATGGATGTGACAGATATTCTTGGTTTAACTACTGAGGATATTTGTGAAAGATTTCTAGATGTAATAGAAGATAAAGCAGATGTACTTGAACAACTACTAAAGGACGACGATGACAACTAAAAAACCATTGCATGATATGGGTCCACCGATTAAAGATGAGATACCGGGCTTAAGAGATTTCTTTGCCACTTCAGTACTCTCCGGTGCAATTTCAGCAGCAGGTGTGCCGACTAGCGACGATGATGAGTATTGTCAATTTATGGCAGAGTTTTGCTATAAAATGGCAGATGCAATGATGACAGAAAAATACAAGAAAAACACACGACACTAAGGATTAGAATGTACAACACACCGTTTAGCACTGTAGGATATATTACCTACAAAAGAACTTATGCACGTCGCTTAGACGAGGCAGACACCACCAGCAAAACAGAAGAGTTTCCTCAAACTGTTGAGCGAGTAATCAAAGCAGCAAATGACCAGTTAGGTTGTGGCTTTACAGCAGAAGAACAAGAGCGTCTTCGTAAGTATTTAATGGAATTAAAAGGTACTGTAGCAGGTCGCTTCTTATGGCAGATGGGTACAGACACTGTAGGCAAGTTAGGTCTTGCTTCATTACAGAACTGTGCGTTCACTGTTATCGATGACCCTGTACGTCCTTTCACTTGGGCTATGGACTTACTCATGTTAGGTTCAGGCGTTGGTTATAACATTCAAAGGAAAAACGTTGATAAACTTCCTGAAGTCAATCCTAATTTTACCGCCCCTACTCGTTTGGATAGCAATGATGCAGATTTTATTGTTCCTGATTCGAGGGAAGGCTGGGTCAGTCTCCTTGGCAAAACGCTCAAAGCAGCGTTCTTAAGTGATAAAAAGCCTACTTTTACTTATAGCACTGTATTGGTGCGTGGTCGTGGTGCTGCCATCAAAGGATTTGGAGGCACTGCATCAGGTCCTGAAGACTTGTGCGACGGTATTGCTAAGGTAAGTTCTATCCTTGAAAAACGTGCAGGAAAGAAACTACGTCCTATTGACTGCTTAGACATTATGAACATTATTGGTGCAATCGTCGTAGCAGGTAACGTACGTCGCTCAGCACAAATTGCTATTGGAGACGCAGACGATGTTGAGTATCTACTTGCAAAACGCTGGGATATGGGAAATATTCCTTCTTGGCGAGCTATGTCTAACAATAGCGTTGTTTGTAACGATATTAAAGATTTGCATGAATACTTCTGGGACGGCTACGAAGGCAAAGGTGAGCCGTACGGTCTTATCAATTTGCGTCTTTCTCGAAAGGTCGGTAGGCTTGGTGATACTAACTATCCTGACCCAGACGTTATGGGCTATAATCCTTGTGCTGAACAATCTTTGGCTCCTTATGAAACCTGTTGCTTAGCTGAAGTTTATTTATCTAACGTAACTTCTAAGGAAGAATTTATTGACATCTGCAAACTACTATATCGTATTAATAAGCATAGCTTGTCTTTGCCTTGCCATCTGCAAGAGACAGCCGATATCGTTCACAAGAACATGCGTATGGGTATTGGGGTTACTGGTGTACTACAAGCTTCTGATGAGCAACGTAGCTGGTTAAAAGAAGCCTATGAAGAGTTGCGTAAGTTCGATAAAGAGTATTCTGCTCAGCATAATTTCCCTGAATCTATTAAGCTAACTACTGTTAAGCCTTCAGGCACTTTGTCCTTGTTACCGGGAGTTACTTCAGGTTGTCATCCAGCTTATAGTCACTATATGATTCGTCGTATTCGTATCGCTGCAGACCACAGTTTAGTACAAGTATGTCGTGAGCATGGATACCCTGTAGAGTATCAGCGTAACTTTGATGGTACTGATGACCACAGCACAATGGTAGTATCTTTCCCATTTGCTTACCCTGAAGGCACAAAGATTGCTGCTGAGATGACCGCTATCGACCAACTAGAAGTAGTTAAATGGTTGCAAGAGAACTGGTCAGACAATAGCGTTAGCTGTACTGTGTATTACCGTAAGGAAGAATTGCCTGAGATTAAGAAGTACTTGGCAAAGAACTACAAGAACAATCACAAGTCACTTTCGTTCTTGCTTCATAATGAGCATGGCTTCCAGCAAGCTCCATTAGAAGAGATTACCAAAGAAGTTTATGATGCTTTAGTTGCTAGTACAACATTAATTACCAGAGTGGAAGATGCTTCCTTTGAAGGTGATTTAGAGTGTGCTGGTGGTGCATGTCCTGTAAAGTAAGTCCATGGGATTGTCCACCATTAAATCTGTGGAATTGGAATCTTGCATGGAGATGGAAGTCAAGTCTCCCTGCAACGGTATCTGTACCCTCGACATACAAGACGTATGTAAAGGATGCAAACGAACCCGGCAGGATATTTCTAAATGGTATGTTATGTCCAACAAACAGAAGTTAGATATTTTAGATAGGATAAAAAATGATAGATAAACAAGATTTTATGTTAGGAATGCGACGCTTAAATGAAGTACTCAACATGGCTGATGAAGTTCAGCCGTTGATTATGAAGCGGTGCATGGAAGCTGCTGCAGACTTTGAGTCTATGGACCCAGTGCAGTTTGTAGTGTTATGGAAAGACATAGCAAAGATGCTACGCCCTATTAATGACAAGATGTTAGAACTACAGACTGTAGCAATGTTTAGAGAGCTACAGCCTGAAGGTAATCCTGAGAACTTCTCAGAGCAACAATAGTTTCTCGGTAGTTGTACTTGACAGGGACTCTTCGGAGTCCCTTTTTTATTAGTGAGGGGACACAAGCCACGCCTGCCAGTTCGTTGCACCTTGGCTAGAAAGCCGAAAAATCACCAAGTTCTTGATACCCTCGTGTCGGCTTAACTCGTTAAGACTTCCAAAGCTTTATTAGTCTTAGCTACTCGGTCATCTAATCCTAATGTACCGCCATTAATCTTTTTAGTAATTGCCACCCAGTCACTTGTATCAGCAATTTGATTTAGCCCATGAGTGGACCAAAACCATCCAGCACTTAAGGCTGCGAATTCTGGATTGCATAGTAAATCAGGATTATTGACACAATCCACACCAGTATCCCTATTAAAATGTACATAGTTATCCTTACCAGTCAACTGAATCAAACCACGACCATGGTATTTCCAGCCATCTCCGGGTTCTGTGTTTCCCATACGTCCACCATAAACGACGTTAGCAATCAACTCAGGTTTACGTTCACACTCTGCAGCTTTTTCTGAAGTAAATCTGCTAGGCCATGTAGCCTGCAAAGCTTTAGCACTGTAGTTTAGATTCTCTTGTAGCAACTTAAAGTTACCAGACTCATGAGCACACTGCCCTATGAAGGCAGCTTGACGTTTAGGATTGTCAATATGGAATTCATCAAAAGTTTTGTTCAAAGGCTCTAGCCATTTAACATCAATACCTAAAGCTGTTAGTTGAGATTCATTCATTGTCTTGTCCTATTTTGATGCCTGTGATGAGACCTATAAAGCCCCCAACCACTGTCTGGAAAGCTGGTCCAATAATTTGAAATACTACAGTGTCATCAACGTTAGGGTCAATAACAGCATAAGCAAACATGAGAAGCATAGCAGCTACTACACAGACTAAAGACCATGTAGCAATAACGAGAATGTGTTCTTTATTGTTCATTTGATTTGTAGTTGTTTATTAATCCAGTCGATTAGTTCGACGGCTTGGAGGGTTGTGCCAGTGCATTGTTCAGCAAGTACGTTGTAGCTGGGGGCTGCATCAGTTCCTGTGGAGGAGTTGGAAACACTGGACACTGCACCGATACTGGGGTTGACGTGCATCCCAGCATAGTAATTGTGAACAGCATCAAGCTTATTCTTGTAATCATTTTTAACATTCTCCGTTACTAATTCATTTTGTTTTTTGATTGATTCATTCTTGATTTCCGCTTGCTTTCCGAGTGCTTCAACCTGTGTCTGATAGTTAACAAATCGTAGATGCTCCACATACCAGCCACTAAAAGATGCAAAAGAAAGTACAGCAATAACAATAATAATTTTGACATAAGTAAATGGAAACATTATTGCCCCGACGGTTCAGTATCTTTTTTCATGCCAAGAGCAGCACCTGTAGCACCCAACAAAGCACCCATACCAATACCAAAGTTCTGCAAGTCAAAGTGAATGTTGTTACCTACTACGTCATAGATAGTTAAGCCTAAAGCTTGTAAGACACCTAGCAAAGCAGCCCAACGAACGATGTCGTGAGTCTGATTGTCTTTACCGGTTACAAGTTGTTTTAGTGTGTCCCACATTATTTATATCCCCATGTTAAATAGTAGGCTATGAAAGCAGCAACAATAAAACAGTACAGTTGTACACGTTTTACTTCTTTTAAATCATGCCCATATTCTTCTTTGATTTTTTCTTCTTCTTTGAGCATTCTAGCTTTAATAGCTTGAATGTCGTCCCATGCTTTAGGTCCATACTTGTTGATGACCTCAGCTTTCATTTTTAGTTCTAACTTCTTTACTTCTTCGAGTAATTGAAATTCTTTGTAAGCCTTCATCACAGTGTGGTCAGGCTGCACAACAAGAGCTTTGCGTTTTTCTTCTGCTCTTTGTTTTGCTACATCTACAGCATCTTTTTGGATGCCCTCAATACTCTTGGTTAACTGTTTGCTGCTCTCTCTGGCTGAATCTAGACTACCGCTGAGAGCTTTCACTCCCTCGTTGATACCAAAGTTGTCGGGCATAATTCATCATTTCATTTTCTTCTTAGTAGAGACTTTGCCCTTTGGCTTAGCTTTACCAGCTTTGCTCAATGCAATCGCTACTGCTTGTTTTTGAGGACGTCCACTCTTCATCTCAGTGGAGATATTTTTAGATATAGTTTTTTTAGATGAACCTGATTTAAGAGGCATAATATTTCCTTAAGTTGCTTGCGTTTGTGCAGTTAAAATACCGTTAGTAAAAGTCATACTACCGTTAGTACCTGTTAGAGTTAACTTAGCAGTAGTAATTGTTACTGATAGTCCGCCAGTAATGTTGGCGTTAGTAATTGATATAGGTGTGTTAGTAACTGAAGTAGCTTGTCCTTGAGAATTTACTGCTATGACTGGCACAGAACTAGCTGAGCCGTAAGTAGAAGCAGTAACTCCAGTATTAGCAATAGATAGTGTTCTATTAGCAGATAAGTCACCACCT